TGCCCTAAACCGTTAGGGTACCCTACCCCCACCCCCCAAACGTCACGAAGGGACTCCGCGCTTCCCTCCTTATTACTAGTCTACCCGAACGAATCAGTATTTTTTGAAACCCCCCACCTCCTTTTCAAAAGGCTTGTCAAAAAATTTTTTGTATACTATTATTACGTTATCGGTTCACAACCTGCGATATATTATGACAATGATGCTTATGCCTGAGACTGGCGTACCCCTAGATAACGAGGTGTTAAACATACCTCTCCCTGCGCGTACCGCTGCGTTGGCTAAAACCGTCGCGGAACTAGAAACGCATGGCCTAGAGGTAGAACCGGACGACGACGATAGGGAGGTGGCTGCTACGTTAGTCACTGCGTATGCGAGTGCACCAGATAGAACGTCCCAAAAGGTCACGAACAAGCGTGCAGCAAAGATAACCCCTGCCTCTATTCGCCTTACTCATAACATCTTAGAAGAGTTCAACCATTCTGTAGTGGAATCGGCAAAACAACTTCGCAATCTTGTAACCAATAAGCTCATTCTGGAGTCCGAAAACCCTGATCCTCGCGTGCGAATGCGTGCGATTGAGCTTCTGGGTAAGATTTCAGACGTTGGGTTGTTCACCGAGAAGTCCGAAGTGACAATAACCCACCAAACTACAGATGATCTCAAGGAAAAACTGCGTGGTAAGCTCGCAAGACTTGTAAATCCACAACCTGAAGTAGAAGATGCCCGCGTCATAGAGGGTAGTATGGTCAGTACGGACCAAGAATTTGGGTTTGACGACGATGACTGACCTCCTTGATTTCTCTGAAGACGATATTGAGATCATGTTGGCGAACATCGACGCGTTCAGCGACGAGGAGATAGCAGAAATTGACCGTATGGTCGATGAACTGAACTCTAGGACCGTAAATAAGGCTGCGTATGAGGATTTAATCTCCTTTTGCCAGCTTATGATGCCCGACTTCATCGTTGGTAGACACCATAGAATCCTAGCAGATATGTTGATGGCTATTGAGTGCGGAGAGAAGGACCGGGTTTGTGTTAACATCCCACCACGTCACGGTAAGTCGCAGCTCGTGTCTATATTCTACCCTGCATGGTTCCTCGGCAGAAACCCAAACAAGAAGGTCATGATGGTTTCGCACACCACGGACCTCGCGGTAGACTTTGGGCGTAAAGTGCGTAATATAATTGCTACGGACACGTACAGGTCTGTGTTTCCAACTGTTACGCTTGCACAGGACAGCAAGTCGGCGGGTCGGTGGAACACTAACGTAGGAGGAGAATACTATGCGTGCGGAATTGGCTCTGCTCTTGCTGGGCGTGGCGCTGACTTGCTATTGGTTGACGATCCTCATTCAGAGCAGGACGTAATCAACGGTAACTTCGGGGTCTTTGAGAAGGCTTACGAGTGGTTTACCTTCGGTGCTCGTACACGTTTGATGCCCGGAGGGCGGGTAGCTATCATCCAGACACGGTGGCACCTCGATGATCTGACGGGTAGGGTTACCCGAGATATGGCTAAGAACGAGCGCTCGGATCAGTACGAAGTTGTTGAATTTCCAGCAATTTTAGACGTTGAGCGGGAAGACCCTGAGACGGGCACCACTGCGTTTGTCCAAAAACCACTCTGGCCAGAGTTCTTTGACCTTGAAGCCCTCCTCAGAACCAAAGCGTCAATGCCTGTGTTCCAGTGGAACTCACAGTATCAGCAGCAGCCTACAACTGAGGAAGCCGCGCTTGTTAAACGTGAGTGGTGGAACGAGTGGACCAAGGATGAGCCTCCCTCCTGCGAATATATTATCATGTCGCTTGACGCCGCAGCCGAGAAACACAACCGTGCAGACTATACAGCCCTTACCACATGGGGTGTTTTTATGAACGATGAGACCAACGCTTACAATATTATATTGTTAAATAGTATAAAACAGCGTATGGAGTTCCCAGAACTTAAACAACTTGCAATGGAAGAGTACCGAGACTGGGAACCAGACTCGTTCATTGTGGAGAAGAAAAGCTCGGGTACGGCCCTGTACCAAGAAATGCGTCGAATGGGTTTACCTGTGTCTGAGTACACGCCACACCGTGGGTCGGGAGATAAGTTAGCGAGACTCAACTCTGTTGCAGACATCGTTGCATCCGGAATTTGCTGGGTGCCGCAGACGCGCTGGGCGGAAGAGTTGGTCGAAGAGATTGCAGGATTTCCATTTATGAGTCATGATGACCTCGTAGACTCCACGGTGATGGCTCTTATGCGGGTTCTTTAAGCAACGGCGAGGCGGATATTATTAGAGGATTTAGCCATGGCTATTGAAAAAGGACTATACGCAGCGCCAATGGGCCTTGAGGGTGACTTCGAGGAGGGTGAGCTGGGCGGAGCTGAACTAGAGATCGAGATTGTCGATCCTGAATCTGTGACACTTGACGACGGTAGTATGGAGATAACCATCATCCCCGGCGACGAGATGGACTTTTCAGAGTTCGGTGCGAACCTAGCAGAGATGCTGGACGAGGGGGATTTAACCTCGCTGTCAAACGATCTCGTGGGGCAGGTACAGGCTGACATAGAAGCCCGTAAAGATTGGGCAGATACCTTTGTCAAGGGTCTGGACGTAATCGGCTTCAAGTATGAGGAACGTACAGACCCATGGGAAGGTGCCTGTGGTGTTAACTCTACGATCCTCGCTGAAGCAGCTATCCGGTTCCAAGCTGAGACTATGAGCGAGACTTTCCCTGCTGCAGGGCCAGTGCGCGTGAAGATTCTTGGTATAGAGACCCCTGAGAAGGAAGAAGCTGCTAATCGTGTCAAGGCAGACATGAACTATGAGCTCACTGAGAACATGGTTGAGTACCGCCCTGAGCATGAGCGTATGCTTTACAGCCTTGGTTTGGCGGGTTCGGCGTTCAAAAAGGTCTATTTTGACCCTAATTTAGGCCGTCAAGTTGCTATTTATATCTCCGCAGAAGACGTAATTGTGCCCTATGGGGCGTCAAATATCGAGGCTGCAGAGCGTGTAACGCACGTAATGCGCAAGACAAAGAACGAGCTGAAGAAGCTCCAAGCGGCTGGATTCTACCGTGACGTAGACCTCGGGGAGCCAGAGCCCTATCATACTGATATTGAAGAGAAAAAAGCCGAAGAAGGTGGGTATTCTCTGACTGACGACAACCGTTACGCCCTCTACGAGATTCACGCAGACCTCGTGATTGAAGGCGTTGACGATGAGGACGACCTTGCAAAACCCTACGTGGTTACTATCGAGCGCGGTAGTGGTGAGGTACTGTCAATCCGCAGGAACTACGAAGAAGACGACCCGCTTACACTCAAGCGTCAACACTTCGTACACTATGTATATGTGCCCGGGTTTGGCTTTTATGGCCTTGGATTAATCCACATTATTGGTGGGTACGCCCGTGCCGGAACTTCCTTGATACGTCAGCTTGTCGATGCTGGTACACTCTCCAACCTCCCGGGAGGGCTAAAGTCCCGTGGACTACGTATCAAGGGGGACGATACTCCGATTAGCCCCGGAGAATTTAAGGACGTAGATGTGCCGTCAGGGTCTATCCGTGACAACATTATGCCCTTACCCTACAAGGAGCCTAGCCAGACCCTACTCGCTACTCGCCCTTCTGAACCAGATTACGACCGAAGGTCGCAGATTGGGTGCGATCAGTGACATGAACATCTCTGATATGTCGGCTAACGCTCCTGTAGGAACCACGTTGGCGCTTCTGGAGCGCACACTGAAGCCTATGGCTGCGGTGCAAGCACGCGTGCACTATGCGATGAAGCAGGAGTTTAAACTCCTCAAGGCCATCATGGCTGAGTATGCCCCTACAGAGTACGCATACATCCCCTACAGGGGTGAAGTGAGTGCCAAGCAGTCAGACTACATGATGGTCGATGTGATCCCTGTGAGCGACCCTAACAGCTCTACGATGGCACAGCGCGTTGTACAGTACCAAGCCGTTCTCCAGATGTCCGCACAAGCACCGCAGATATATGACCTGCCACAGTTACATCGGCAGATGATAGAAGTGTTGGGTGTGAAGAACGCGGACAAGCTCGTGCCAACTAAAGACGATGCGAGACCGACTGATCCGATCAGCGAGAACATGGACGCCCTGATTGGTAAACCGATGAAAGCGTTTATCTACCAAGACCACGAAGCGCATATCACGACCCATACTTCGTTCATGCAAGACCCGATGATAGCCCAGATGATCGGGCAGAATCCGCAAGCTAAACAGATTATGGCCTCACTACAGGCACACATTGCCGAGCACCTTGGGTTCTCATACCGCCAGAAAATTGAAGAGAAACTGGGTGTATCGCTACCGTCACCGAACGAAGAACTGCCAGAAGAAGTTGAAGTACAACTATCTCGTCTGGTGGCCGATGCAGGCAAGCAGCTACAGCAAGCGAACCAGCAACAAGCCGCACAACAGCAGGCGCAGCAACAACAGCAAGACCCGATCATCCAGATGAAACAGGCCGAGCTGCAGATTAAACAAGCCGAACAGCAACGCAAGGCTGCGAACGACCAAGCAGATGCGCAGATCAAGCAAGCTGAAATGAAGATGAAGCA